AGCTGAATGAGGACAAATCAGCCTTAGAAACTATCACACAAGAGCGAGATAGTCTCAAATCACAGTTGCAAAAAGCAGAGGAGCAAGTTGAACACTTGAAATCACTTGAAAGCATCAGTGTCGAACAAAAAGAGGCGATTGATGAATTACAGGCTGAATATGACAAGTATAAGAACGAAGCTGCTGCTGAACTTGCGCAAACCAAAAAGGTTAGTGCTATCAATCTAGCTTTGAAAGATACAAATGCTTTCAATCCAGACAAATTGATGAAATTCATTGATGTTGATGCTATCCAGTTAGACGAAAACGGGAAACCTCAGATTGATGAAGTAATCAACGGTTTAAAAGAAAGTGATCCATATCTATTCAAAAGTGAAGAAAGTAAGCCTAGCCCAAATATTTTACCTCAAGGTAATCCAGCGGGTGAGGGAGCAGGTGAAGTCGACCCATTCCAAGCGATTATTGACGGGTATGGCAAATAACAGAAAGGAGATTACAAATGCCAAGTAATCAAAACAATGCAACACGCCGCTATGAGCAACAATATGCGGGCATTCTTGAGACAGTTTTTGGAGTGCGGGCAGCATTCTCAAACGCTCTAGCACCTATTCAGATTTTGGATGGGGTACAAGAAAACTCTAAGGCTTTCTCAGTTAAAACAAACAACACACCAGTCGTAATTGGAGAGTACAAGACAGGCGCAAACGATGGTGACTTTGGCGATAATACAGGCGCTCAGTCACGCTTTGGTGATTTGACGGAAGTTAAGTATGACAATACAGATGTCAACTATGACTATACCCTTACAATTCATGAGGGGCTTGACCGTTACACAGTTAACAATGACCTTAACGCTGCAATCGCTGATCGCTTGAAATTGCAATCCGAGGCACAAACTCGAACAATGAACAAGCGAATTGGTAAATACTTGTCAGACAACGCTGCTAAATCTGAAGCCCTTGCTGATTTTACAGATGACAAAGTAAAAGCTTTGTTTAATAAGTTGTCAGCTTATTACACAAACAACGAAGTTACAGCGCCAGTTACTGTTTACTTGCGTTCAGAACTTTACAACGCCATTGTTGATATGGCCTCAGTTACTAGCGCTAAAGGGGCGACCATCTCCCTTGATGAGAATGGGCTACCAAAATACAAGGGCTTTACCTTGGAAGAAACGCCAGCACAATACTTTGAGACAGGAGTTATTGCTATCTTCTCACCAAACGGTATTGTCATTCCATTTGTTGGTATCTCAACAGCCCGTGTTATCGAAGCTGAAAACTTTGACGGTGTGAAATTGCAAGCTGCTGCTAAGGGTGGCACTTACACTCTTGATGACAACAAGAAAGCAATTTACAAAGTCACAGGAACTATTGTGTAGGAGGTAGAACATGGCACTTTACAAAGCAACCAAAAATCTTTTCTTTGGGGAACTCAACAAGGATGTAATTGTCGGTGACATTGTTGAACTTGATGAAGATTATGCTAAAGGAGTCAACAAGAAACTAAAAAATGCTTTTCCAGATGTGGAAAATGTTTTAGAACTTGTTGACAAAAATGGAACGCTAGAACCGGAACTAGATGCCCCATCAGTAGATGATGTATCTCAAGCAACTGTTGAAGATTAAATAAGGGGTGGCAACACCCTTTATTTTTAAGGGAGGTTACGCATGACTTATTTAACTCAGGATGAATTTACTAAGCTAGGTTTTGATGAAGTTACAGACTTTGAGAAGCTAGCCAAAAGAGCAGAAATAGCTATCAATCTCTATACTCAAAGCTTTTATCAAAAAGGTATTGACTTTGAAAAAGAGATTAAGTATCGAAAAGATGCAGTTAAGCTTGCTATGGCTTTCCAAATCGCCTATCTCGATTCATCTGGCATTATGTCAGCTGATGATAAACAACTAGCTAGTAGTGTTTCTATTGGCCGTACATCAATTTCATATGGCACCTCACAAAGCACATCAGCAGGTCAGCAATTTAATTTGTCTATGGATGCTGAAAATGCTTTGAGACAAGCTGGCTTTAGCCTAGTTGTTGGAGTTGTATATGATCGATAAGCGACTATTAAAAGGGATTGACAAGCGTTTGTTAAAGGACGTCATAACCATCAAGAAAGTGACTGACAAAAACGATTATGGAGATGAAGTGTATTCTGAGCCGTTGACTATTAAAAATGTACGTTTTGATAGATCAGTGGGGGTATCTGGTAATCGTAACTCAAAAACTGGTACAGGAAATTCAAAATCAAGGCAAAAACAAGGGGTTATATACCTCTATCCATCCCTTTCTTTTGTGACAGTTGATAACAGTTGGATGGGTGCAAAAGTTAACGATGGGATAGGAGATTACACAATTAATGGATTTCAAACTAACTATTATGATGGTGAGATATTCAGTCAAGAAATTGAGGTGATCTAATGAGTATTGCCATTAAAGTCGACTTGCAAAAAGCCAAACATAAACTTTCGAGCGAATCCATGACAAGAGGAAAGGTTGCTGTTGCTAGCAAAATCTTGCTAGATAATGAGCAATATATTCCCTTGAGAGGTGGAGAGTTGAGAGCCTCTGGCCGAATCGTTGGACAAGGTGATGCTGTTGTCTATGGAACAGTTTATGCTAGAGCGCAATTTTACGGCTCAAACGGCATTGTCACCTTTAGGAGATACACCACTCCGGGAACTGGCAAACGATGGGATCAAGTTGCTACTAGCAATCATGCCGAAGAATGGGCTAGAGCTTTTGTGAAAGGAATGGGGCTTTGATGCGAGAGAATGACTTTCAAAATGTACTTTTAAAGCATATCAAGACTTTAAATTTACCAGTTGAACCACGCTTTGATTATTTTGAGGATGATAAAGATGACCTGGTTATCAATCAGATACCAGGCGGGAAAGTGGACAGAGAGTATATGGATGGCACACAAGAGATTTCTTTGCCGTTTGAAATTGCTGTAAAGGCAAAGAAGAACTCAGTAGCCAATGACACTATCTGGTTAGTCACCTCAGAACTATCAAAGATAGACTTAGTTTTGCCAAGTGACAATAATTCTTATGAATATATGGGAATGGAAGTTAGCAGGCCTGCCATGAAAGGTAAGGATGAGCAAGGCTATTATTATTACACAATAGAAATTGTGGCAAAAATCGTAATTGAGAGGAAAAAACAATGAGACAAAAAAACGCCCTACGTGGGCATTATGTAGCTCCATATAATGGAGGAGTTGAACCATCAACAGAAGATGCATGGTTGGAACTTGCTAAATGGATCTCAGACGTATCAGATGATACAGACGAGAAAACAGATGACCAAGCATACTATGACGGTGATGGAGTTGAAGAAACAACGGTAGTCAGTGTAAAAGGTGCTTATACCTTTGAGGGTACTTATGATCCAGAAGATAAGGCACAGGCTCTTATTGCTAGCATGAAGTACAAAACAGGGGATGACCGCAAGCTATGGCACAAAGTCGTATCTTCTGACAAGAAAAAACAATGGGTGGGAGCTGCAACAGCGACAGAAATCAAAGCCGGCTCTGGTGCTGCTTCTGACTTTGAAGCATTTGGATGCAAACTTTCGTTTAACTCAACGCCAAAAGAAACTGGTATTGGGTAATAGTTTTTGATAAGGGCGGGCATTTAAGCCTTGCCCTTTTTTAACAAGAAAAAGGAGTAGAGATATGACAGATATTCAGATTGAACTAAAACGTACTGGTTTCCCAGTTAAAATCGGCGAAGTAGAGCTATGGTTTGATACAAGTCAAGAGAGCTTGATGCGATTTTATGACATGGAAGAAGAACTCCAACGTCGCCTTGTCCAATATGAATTGGATGTGGTAACTGCAAATATCAGCAACAAAATTGAGCGTGACGGAGTAACTAAAGAAGTAGTTTCTGGGGCTATTGAATTGGAGAAGAAACAGCTTGAAATTCAATATGATCTTATTTTTGGCGATGGTACATTTGACAAGTTGTATTCTGTTTATCCGGATTATAACGCCCTAAATAACGCTCTAGAACAGACTGCAATCATGTTGCATGACAAGTTGGAAGAGGTTGCTGAACAACACAAAACGGTAGTGAAAGAGCGTGCTAGTCACTACTTAAACAAAGGGAAAGTCACTCCAATCAAGAATAACAAGAAACACAAAAAGAATAAAAAGAAATAGCTAGGTAAAAAATATGTCTATGAAATTAAATGATGTCTTAGTCACAAGTTTCTCTATTGCTGATAAGGAGTATGACATAGACTTGTCTTTTAATAAGGTTCTTGATGTCTTTGAAATCTTGAAAGAGGAGGAAATGACGCTCCTAGAACAGGCTCAATTGATTGTCCATTTGCTAACTGGCCAAGAATTATACGACATTAAAGAGGTTGTGGACTGTTGGATCTATATCAAAGAGCATTTTTTAGAAATTGAAAAAGAAACCGTTCAGTATGATTTGCTAGGCAATCCAATGCCAAAGGCAAAAAATGAAGAAGAACAAGAAAAATTGATTGATTTTGAACAAGATGCAGAATACATTTACGCTAGTTTTTTGCAAGCTTATGGCATCAATCTTTTGAAAGTTCAAAATAAGTTGACATGGACAGAATTTAAAGCGCTTTTGAATGCTTTGCCAGACAATACAATCATGCAACAGATTATAGAAATTCGTGCCTGGAAACCAGAATATGGTGGGGATAAGAATAAAATGCGCAAATTACAAGCTAAATATAGTTTAGGAAAGGAGGGAGAAGATAATGGCTGATGGAAAAGTGACCATCGTTGTTGATGTTGATGGAAATAAGGTTAAGGTTCTAAACGATGAGTTAGACAAGACAGCACAAAAGGGCGATAGAGGAAGTGATTCTCTGAAGAAATTTGCTCTAGGTGGCGCTGCCTTTAAATTAGCATCCAAAGCTGTGGATCTTCTGACAGATTCTTTAGGAGGAGCTATTCAGCGTTTTGACACTCTTGAGAGTTATCCAAGAGTAATGCAAGCGATGGGACATAGTACAGAAGATGTCACGCGCTCAACTAAGAAACTTGCAGCAGGTATTGAGGGCTTGCCTACGACTTTGAATGAAGTAGTTGGTACAGCTCAACGCCTTACCTCGATTACTGGAGATATCAACAAATCAACAGATCTAACTCTTGCTCTTAATAATGCGTTTCTTGCTTCTGGATCTTCTAGTGCGGATGCAAGTCGTGGTTTGCAACAGTTTAGTCAGATGTTATCAGCCGGCAAGGTTGATATGCAATCATGGAAAACATTGCAAGAAACCATGCCCTATGCTTTGCAAAAGACTGCTGAATCATTCGGTTTTGCTGGCCAATCTGCTCAGAATGATTTCTATTCTGCATTAAAACAGGGAGAACTTACGTTTGATCAGTTCGCCTCAAAATTGATTGAGTTAAATGGTGGTGTTGGTGGTTTCGCCGAGCTTGCGAAATCTAATAGTAAAGGAATTCAGACCTCTTTCGGAAACTTAAAAAATGCAATTGTAAAAGGTGTCGCAAATACAATCAAGGCTCTTGATGATTTAACAAAGGCAGCAACAGGAAAAACAATTGCTGAGAACTTCGATGCATTGAAAGTAATCATCAATGCTGCTTTTGGTGTGATTGTCAATATCATTAAAGCTAGTACACCTATTTTTCAGGCCTTGTTTAGTATTTTGAGTGCTGGAACTTCTGTAATTTCATCCTTGACGCCGGTTATTATCAGTTTAGTTGCTGCTTTGGTGGCTATGCGTGCCGCTAATCAAGCGGTAACAACGACTAAGAACTTGATAAGCGCGTGGCAAACATTCAAAACAACAGCGACAGGAGCGGTTCAAATTATCAATTTAATGACCGCTGCACAAGCGACATGTGGAACAGTAACAAAGGCTCAAATGGTCGCAAATCTGGCAAATAACGGAGCTTTAACAGCGTCTAATTTGCTTTATGGTGTTTTAACTGGCGCTATCAGTTTGCAAACCGCTGCTACTATTGCTGCGACTGCCGCAACAACAGCATTTAAAGCAGCGCTGACAGCTTTAACTGGCCCGATTGGTTGGATTGTTGCTGGTGTAGGTCTTGCCGTCGGTGCATTGGTAGGTCTATGGCAATGGCTAACTGCCGAGAGTGAAGAAACCAAACGCCTCAAATCAGAACAAGAGGAGTTAGTCAAGAGTACGGATCAATTAACGGATTCTGTTAAACAAAGCGCAAAAGAACGTCAAAAAAATCTTGAATCTGTAAAAGGTAATACAGAATCTTATCAAAAATTGGCTGATGAAATTGTTCAACTTTCTCAAAAAACAAATAAAACTGCAGCAGACAAGAAAAATCTCAAGAAAAAGATTGATGCTTTGAATGCCTCTGTTAGTGGATTGAATCTAGTTTATGACAAAAATACTGATTCTTTGTCTCATAACAGCGACCAAATCAAAGCTCGTATCTCAGCGATGGAGGCAGAATCAACATGGGAGACATCCCAAAAGAATCTACTTGATATTGAACAAAAGCGTGCTGAAATTGGCGAGCAACTGAAGCAGATAGCTGAACAACGCAAAAAATGGAACGAAGAATCCAATGTTAGCGATAGTGTTCGTAAAGAAAGACTGCAAGAACTCAATGACAAGGAAACTGAGCTGAAAAACACTCAGACAGAATTGCAAACTGAGTACGAAAAAACATCTCAAGTCCAACAGGCAGCATCTGAAGCGATGGCCAGCGCTGCTGAAAATGGGTCTAATCGACAAATTATATCATATGAAGGTATGTCCAAGGCTCAACAAAAGGCTATTGATGATATGCGTACTAAATACAATGAGTTGCTTGAAACCACAACGAACATGTTTGATCAGATACAAATGAAGTCAGCTATCAGTGTTGATGAAATGATTGCAAATCTCCAAAAAAACCAAGAGGCGGTCAATAATTGGGCAACAAACCTCAATACACTAGCCGAACGTGGAGTAAATGAGGGGATTTTGGCCAAATTGCAACAGATGGGGCCTCAAGGAGGGTTGTATGTTCAAGAACTTGTTAATGCCTCAGACGAAAAATTGGCAACTTTGAACGAAGTATTTACTCAAGGCGGTGAGTCAGCTATGAATGGTTTGACTGCTGGTATGGATACAGGTGCTTTGGGTATCACAGATAAGATCAAGGGTATCGTACAAAGTCAAGTTTCAAGCTTACAAGAGGAAATTGCAGCTGCTGATTTCCCTGAAAAAGGGAAAAATATTCCAGAAGGTGTTGGTGATGGTATTAAAGCTGGAGCTGAAATTGCAAGTGAAGCTTCTAAAAATATGGCTACCAAGATAAAAGATACGTTTCAGAATGAAATGGATATCCACAGTCCATCTAGGGTATTTAATGAATATGGGGGACATATTACAACAGGTCTAGCTCAAGGGGTGGATTCTGGAGCAGCTCAACCAGTATCATCCGTAACAAATCTTTCAAGTAATCTTAAAACGCCATTTTATAGCCTTAATAGCGACTTTTACTCAATCGGGCAGTTTGCTATGTCGGGTCTTAATATGGGGCTTTGGAGTGCCTCTGGTTCGGTTATGGCAACAGCACAGAGCATTGCTGACCGTGTGAAGTCAACAATCAAAAACGCTCTTGATATTCACAGTCCATCCCGTGTAATGCGTGATGAAGTTGGACGTTTCATTCCTCAAGGTATCGCTGTTGGTATTGATGCGGATGCTGGTATTGTTAAAAAATCTATGTTGCGATTGAAAGAAAGCATGATGATTGATGCTAGACCAGAAATTGCACTTGGTTTAAACAAGAAACTAGGTGCTCAAGTGGCTGTTAAGCAAAGTAGTAAACAGACAATAGCTGAGAAAATCAAGGTCACTATGGACAAGTCTAGCGAATTGCTAGAGAAAGCCCTAGATGTGGCTGAGACGGCCGTTAGACGACCAAATGAAATGTACTTAAACGATGGTACTTTAGTCGCAAAGACAGGCGATAAATTCGCTAAATATCAGTCAGAGCAACTCAGACGAGGAAATAGAATGAGAGGTATTCTTGAATGACAAAAACGATGGTTTTTAACGGTGTTGATTTGTCACACTTCATCAAAATCAAGGATATTATTCGCCCGATCGGAAATGAGAGGAATGTTACATTTGATAACGCCCCCTCTTTGGGCGTAAACATCCAACAAGTGAAGCGTGGTAAAAAGGAGCATACTATCAAGTTCGATATGATTGAGCGTGATGGAGAGGCTCTTGAGCGCCTTAAACATGAATTGGCTGGTGTTTTGAACGTGCTAGAGCCTGTAAAAGTTGTTTATGGCGATGAGCCAGACAAGTATTATATGGGGTTGCCGGTTGATGAAATCACCCCAGAAAACTTGACAAGATGGTTTCAGCGCTCAGAGTTTAAACTTGTCATTCCTGATGGGGTGGCTCATAGTTCAGTTTACAAAAAGTTTGATAGCATAGCTAACGCTACTGTAACAGGAAATAAAATGGCATTTGATTTGGCTAACAATGGAACAGTTCCAGCAAATCCAATCGTAAAAGTCAAGCACAATGCAGATAACGGTTATATCGGTATAGCGAATAACACTGGTTCTTTTGAAATTGGAAATAGCGAAGATGCTTTTACTGAGCCATCCCAAAAATCAGAAATGCTGCTTAACTATCGAGATAATGAGATCTCAAATGGTTTTATTCAAGCGTTAAAAAATCAAGCTGTTACAAACGATAATACAGAGTATGTAGTTGGAACAGCTGAGATGGTGAATCTCTGGGATCGCTCACATATTCGATTGAAAGATTTGCGAGGAGAAACCAAATTACACAACTATGCAACTAGCTTGTCGTGGGATATTCCAGCTAATAGCGCTAAAACAACAGGATCATTGGATGACTATTTGTGGTGGAGACAAGTTTTTTGGGCAGAGGCAAACAACCAATACGGTTTCATCAAGATTACTGTATCTGATACAGCAGGTAAGTTTTTATATGGAGTGGAAACTTTTAAACGAAATCTTAGTTCTGATTGTGAATACAACTTTTTTGTAAGCGATGGGAACGGTGGTTATCGTATCTTGGGACGTTGGAGATTTGATGGTACAACAACTGCTGACCGAAATCCTTTCAGCGTGGCCAAAGGATGGTCTGACTTGAAACGTAATGATGACAGAATCCAAGTTTTTTATGGTGGTTCTTACTCGACTTTCATTATTCCGGAGATTAAAGGGAAAAAATCCGCTAGAATCCATGTGACAATAGGGGCATATCGAGATCATCCAATGGTCTCTCATATGTATCTTGATGGTTTTTATTATCGCAAAGACTTTGTTACACAAACGAGAGATATTCCTAACCGTTTTACGACTGGTTCAAATGTTGTCATCAACAGTGAAGACGACACAGTCTATATTGATGATATTGCAAAAGCAAGCGAGGTTGTAGATGGTTCTCAATGGCTCTCTATCCCTCCAGGTAATTCAAAATTAGAGCTGTACTTCTCTAGCTTTATCAAAAAACATCCGACAGTAACGATTGAATTTGAAGAAAGGTGGCTATAATGCTATTAACAATTCATGATGCAAGTTTGCAAAAAGTTGCTTTTGTTGATAACGACAAGCAAAATACGCTTAATTATTACGACGATACTTGGGCAAGGAATTTACCGACTGGATCCTCAACATTTGAGTTCACTGTATTTAAAAAAGCCATTAAATCGGATACTGCGTTATCTAAGGCTTATCAATATCTGAATGAGCGTGCCTGGGTTTCGTTTCAATACCATGGGCGCACCTACCTATTCAATGTGATGACTGTTGAGGAAAACGAGCAGACAATCAAGTGTTATTGTGAAAACCTCAATCTTGAGTTAATCAATGAGCATGCCAATCCGTACAAAGCAGAAAGAGCAATGTCATTTATTGAGTATTGCCAAGAAATGGGGTTGCTTGGTTTCAGTAATCTTTCCGTTGGAATTAACGAGATTTCGGATAGGAGACGAACCCTAGAGTGGGAGGGACAAGATACTAATCTTGCTCGTTTGCTTAGTTTGGCTAACAAATTCGATGCAGAAATTGAGTTTGAGACACAATTAAATGCCGATAGTTCTATCAAATCATTCAGAGTTAATGTGTATCAAGAGAACGACGAGAATCACCAAGGCGTTGGGCGTGTCAGAAATGACATACAGCTAACTTATGGCAAAAATCTAACTTCTATCACTAGAAAAGTTGATAAGACAGGTGTTTTTAATGCGATTAGACCCACAGGCAAAAGGCGTGTTAAAAATGAAAAGGGCGAAGAAGTAGAAGAGGTGGTAACACTTGGAGGTTTAGAGCCTTGGTCTGTAACGAGGGATGGAATCCTTGAATTTTATCAACGGAATGAATCTCTATACGCCCCTATCTCAATGCAAATGTATCCATCTGTTTTTAGTCCAAGCACATTCGATGATCAATGGATACGAAAGGATTTCTCTTACGAGACAGACAATCCAAAAGAATTGCGCCGATTGGCTTACAATGAGTTGAAGAAACATTGTTATCCTGCGATAACGTATGAAGTAGATGGCTTTATTGACGTTGAGATTGGTGACACAATCAAGATTTATGACAATGGTTTTAATCCAGCTCTTATGGTTCAAGCACGGGTCTCTGAGCAGAAAATTAGCTTTACGAATCCAGCGAGCAATAAAACTACGTTTTCTAATTTCAAGGCACTTGAGAACAAGTTATCGGATGGCATTCAAGCAGCTTTTGAGCGACTTTTTGAGGCATCGAAGCCATACATTATCAAGTTAGCAACTGATAAAGGGGTCATCTTTAAGAATGGGGCTGGCGAAAGTACAGTAACTGCTACTTTGTATAAAGGTGGTAAGCCTGTTGTGGCTGGCGTCACATGGCGTTGGGCACTTGATGGTAACGTATCAACAGGTATGAGCTATATCGTCAGAGGTTCAAGCGTAAGAGATACATCTACGCTAACTGTTGCCGCTTACATTGAGAATGATCAAGTTGCTGTTGATGAGATATCTTTCGCAAATGTTCTTGATGGACGAAAAGGAGAAAAGGGAGATAAAGGCGATACTGGTGCAAGAGGTGAGCAAGGCATACAGGGAGAACGTGGTTTACCCGGAGCGAAAGGCGACCGTGGCTTGCCCGGTGAAAGAGGTTCAGATGGTCGTACTCAGTATACCCATATTGCTTATGCTGATAATGCAACTGGTGGGGGATTTAGTTTTTCAGGACAGGGCAAGGCGTTTATAGGCGTTTATCAAGATTTTACTGAAAACAATAGCAACAATCCTACGAAATATTTATGGACAGAGTGGCGTGGTCGTGATGGCGCTGATGGGCTACCAGGTAAAGCCGGTGCCGATGGAAGAACACCGTATGTTCACTTTGCGTATTCTGACAACGCAGACGGCTCAGGTTTGACAATGACAGATAACGGAC